AGCGACCGAAGCACACGGGCGGGCGCCCTTCTGGCACTGGCACGGCGTTCAAGATCCTCGATCTTCTCACCGAGGCCGGAGCCTACGGTCTCGCGGCGAGCTCGGAGAGCTTGGCGAAGACTTTGTCTGTCTCCGAGCGTCAGGTTCAGCGCGCCATGAACCGTCTGCTCGGCAAAGACTATATTGTTCGGCTGAAGGCCCCCTCCGGAAAATCCTCTGCAGTCTGGACCATCACGGCCGATGGCAGGAGCGTCAGAGACGAGGTCGCGGCGAGGCAGAGCCGATGAGAGAGGGAGCCGCTCGCATCCTCCTCATCGTCGCACCGTCGATCATCGAGTGTTACCGAACGGTGCAGTATTTCGGAATCGACCTCGGCGAATACGCCGGGCAGCTCCGGTATACCAGCCGCCCCTATTCCCTGATCGGCTGGAAACGAGGGACGCCCTTCGTCACTCGCGACCGTGACCACTGGTCCACTGACACCGGCATTGCTCTCGACCAGGCGCTTTGGGCCCTGACCAGGTCGGGCCAGCTGCGGATCGCCGGAGAACACGACCTGGCGCCGCTGCGCCCGTGCTTGGTGGCCGCGGCTCTCCCCAAAACGCCCCCAGTTCCTAGGATTTCGCAAGGATGAGCGTGAGCATCGATGAATTTGTTGAGGGCGCAAAGGCGGTTACCGTCTCTCAGGCCGCCGCGCTGCTGGGCTATGAACTCGGCAAACAGGAATATGCTGGGCCATGTCCAAGATGCGGGCAGGGCAAGGATCGCTTCTCGATCAATGGGGGGAAGCAGGTCTTCAATTGCCGCAGCTGCGGCGGAGGCCGGGATGGCATAGGCCTTATGGCGCACGTCCATGACCTCGATCTGAAGTCGCGGACAGGGTTTCTGGAGGCGTGCTCTGCCGCCCTTGGCAATGAACCGATACCTGAAGGCGGAGAGCGCGAAACCGATGAAGATCGGTCGGCTCGCTTGGCGAGGCTCGACAATATCAAGGCTCAAGCTGCGAAAGATGCGCAAGAAGCTGCAGAGAAGCAGGCGGCCTTTCGTGAGCGCGAGGTCAACAAGGCGCGTGGCATCTATCTCGGCGCCACCCTGATCACCGCTGAGCATGGAGGCGTGTTGCGCGAGTATCTGCGCCGGCGAACCGGCTTTGCGATGCCGCAGGGCGTTTTTGAGAATATCCGTTTCAGCGCCAGGCACACCTACTGGCAGAGGGATGAGTTCGGTCGGCAGGCGGAGCATTACTGCGGGCCGGCGATGATCGCTCCGTTCGTCACGCTGGAAGGCAGGATCACAGGCTGCCACGAAACGTGGATCGACCTTTCCTGCGGCCCCAAGTTTCGGCCCGATCTCGGCCTGGACGAGAAAGGAAACCGGCTGGCGACGAAAAAGATGCGTGGCACGAAGAAGGGCTCGCTCATCCCCATCCATGGCGGTATGACCGCCCTTCGCTGGGTGATCGGCGAAGGAATCGAGACCGTTGCTGCTTTCGCCTCGGCCGAAGGCTGGCTGGCGGACACGTTCTATTGCGCTACGGGCGACCTCGGAAACCTAGCCGGCCCGGCAGAACGAGAATCGTGGTTCTACCACGACACGATCACCAAGGAGGATGCGAGCGGCCGCGCAATGCCAGTCCGTGTTCAGGGGCCCGTACCGAAGGCCGATCAGCTTCCTACCGATGCGGTGCAGCCGCCATCACACGTGTCGGAGATCCTTCTCCTTGCCGACGGCGATAGCGAGCCGGTTGCCACCGCGGCTGCCATGGTCCGCGCTGAAACGAGGCTCGCCGCACCGGATCGACTGGTCCACACGTGCTGGCCGCCGGCTGGGGAGGACTTCGCCAGTGCGATCTCCAAAGCGATGTTCCTGGAGGCCGCAGAGTGAGCGATACGAAATCGAACCCGGGCATTCCGGAGACTGTCCGCCGGATGATCGCGCTCGCGGGCGCCCAGCGTTTGGGATATGCCGGAAACCCGGACCCTTTGATCATTAGTGAGCCGGAACACGAGATAGAGCCCCTTGTGCTCTCGCCGGAGGAAATCCGCGAGGAATGCAGCCGTGAGCCGGAAACCGACATCGGCAATGCGAGAAGACTGCTGACGCGGTTCGGCGACAAGATCATGCACGTCACCAATGTCGGTTGGCACGGCTACACCGGAACTCGGTGGCTCGAAGATGCGTCCGGCGCCGTCGTTCGCGCCTTTGCCCATCAGACGGCCGAGGCAATTGATGACGAGGCGATCAACCTCGATTGCTCCCTGGACGAGCAGGCAAAGATTGAGGCCGGTCGACTAGCGCTGGCAAAGATGAAGGACATGGGGAAACCGCCCTCGGTTAGCGCGGAGGTTGATGACGAGCGCGTCAAGGAACTCGACAAGCTGATCGCCGAAATGGTCGAGGCGGAGAAGGCGAAGATCCGCATGGCGCCGCCGAGCAAGAAATGGGATGACGAGGAGCATGCCGAGTTTCAGCGGCTCAAGGACGTGATCAAGGTCGGGAAGCAGGCCGAGCGTGAAAAGAAGAAGATGCTCGATGCCACGTCCTCATGGACCGCAGAGCAATACGAAAAATATGCGAAGCTTTCCGATATTGTCGATGCGATGGACAAAGTTCAGGGAGATCGGGCCGGGCGTATCTCGTCGCGCCACAATCATGCGAAGAGCTCGGCCGGGACGTCGAAGATCAACAACATGCTTACCGAGGCTATCCCCTATGTGAGCAAGGAAGTGAACGATCTCAATCGCGATCTGTATGCTGTCAATTGCCGCACCGGCACGTTGCGATTCTTTTGCGTCGAGACGGATGGGCCGCGCATGTGGCAGGTGCGATGTGACCGGCATCGATCATCGGACTTCATCTCCAAAGTGGCCGAGGTCGACTTTGATCCTGCCGCGCAGGCGCCGCTCTTCCAGCAGTTCCTCCAGCGCAGCATGCCGAACCCGGATTATCGGGCGTTCCTGCAGCGGTACGCGGGATATTGCCTGTTGGGGATCACGGTCGAGCAGTGCCTGCTGTTCTTTTATGGAGCCGGGCGAAACGGCAAATCCACCTTCGTCGACCTGATGGTCGACGTTCTCGGCGACTATGCCGTGTCGATGTCCATCGACAGCTTTGCCGGCGACAGCAAGCGCGCTGGCGCGGAGGCGACGCCCGATCTTGCCCGCCTCCCGGGTGCACGCCTCGTAGCAGCCTCGGAGCCGGAAATGGGTGTGCACTTGAAGGACGCCCTTATCAAGACCTTGACCGGCGGCGAGCCGATCGCCGTGCGGCGGTTGCATCAGGACTTCTTCGAGCTGGTGCCGCAGTTCAAGATTATCCTGTCAGGGAACCATAAGCCCATCATCCGCGACGACAGCGACGGTATCTGGCGCCGCGTCCACCTGGTGCCATGGGAGGTGCAAATTCCTGAAGCGGAGGTCGATCGAGATCTTCCGAGAAAGCTGAAACAGGAGAAGGCTGGCGTCCTTGCCTGGATGGTCAAGGGAGCGCTGGATTACCTGCAGAGGGGCCTGCAGGTGCCCGAAGGCGTCACGGCAGCAACCGCAGAATATCGGGAGGAGAGCGACCCGATCGGAGCCTTCCTGCGGAACGCCTGCCATGTGTCCGGCAAAGACATCGATCGCGAGACGCCGGAAGAGCTGTTCAATGCCTATGTGCGATACGCCAAGCGCGAGGGCCTCTCGGAATTCAAACAGGCAACCTTCTCCAAGCGGCTGCCGGACCAGACGCGCAAGAGCTGGAAAGGGCAGGACGGGCTAATGCACCAATTCCGGAAGGGGAAGAGCGGCACGACCGTTTATTATGGCATCGTGGTTCGCGATGAATTCCGCTCGACAGGGCAGGGAGAGGGGGCCGCTTCGCCCCCGCCCGGCCGATTTGCCAGCGATGAGCCCTTCCCGGAGGACTTCTGATGCGCTATGCCGGAAAAACTCGGACCCTTTGTGGTGATTTGCGGCCATCGCGAGCTGCATCGTCCCCGCCAAAATTTCTTCGGTGGGACGGAAAACGGGACGATAGGGACGATAAAATTCAGCGTCCCTGCTTTGCGTCCCAATCAAAAGGTACGGAGTTTCAACGACTTGCGACGGTAGGGACGCTAGGGACGGAAAATCCCGGGTTCTTATGATGCGCGTAAGAAAAGTGCATTGAAAATTTCTCCTCAATGCAAACCCCCCAACAGCATCGCATGTGTATGCGTAACTCTAAATTACCGTCCCTAGCGTCCCTGCCGCCCCTATCATTGAAAATTGATCAATGTTTTCAATGAACCCGGGAAATCAGTTTGGGACGGAAACTTCCGAAATAGGGACGGAAACCTGAAATTTGGGACGCAAGGACCCTCGTCATGAAAAAACTTGGCATTGAAGAGCTTCTCACCTGGGCGTTCACGCAGGAACTGTGCAAGGTCGGGGCGACTGGAGCCTCTCCGGCAGGTTTCAGCCAGGCGTGGAGCCTGATGGTCGAAATGGCGTCGCTTGGTACGCTCATCGACCGCAGCCCGAACAGCTATGGCGTGATCCCGGATTTCATCGTGACGGATGATCCGCATCCTGACGCGCTGCTGGTCGGCGACGCCGTGAAGTCCCTTGCGCGCCGCGGCGGTTTCGAGATTGCCGAGAGGTGGAACCCGTTTCCGGAGTGGAGTGACGAGCTTGGCCTGATCGCGGCCGACGTCGCAGCCGCAATCCGGCAGGCTTTGTCGAGGCGGGACGCTATGAACGGTCGCCACGTCGTCAGCCTCGTCGCGACGCATGCCATCATGAAAGCCGGTCCGGATTGGCACGCCGATGAGCCGCAAGTCCGTATGGTCATGCACCGCGGCAAGCCCGCCTGGTTCGTGCAGGCGAAGGCGAAGGACAGCTTCGGCAAGATGCGTTGCTTTGAAGCCGATGGCTACGACCAGCGCAAAAAGCGACCCATGAAGGGCGCTTACCGCAAGTACGAGCTGTCACATTCGCTGCAGTCTGCCGCGCTCTCCCGGCTGGACTGGCAACTGTGGCAGGACGCGCTTCTGGTGCTATATACCGAACTTAAGGGGCGCTTGTCGGTGGTTGATTTGCTACCCTTCGTTCCGAACCGGCAGCCATGGGTGCGAAATGCACGTGCGGCTTCTTCGTTGCAACAGATTGAAAACGCCTAGCTTTTTTCTCGAAATCACCCCTTGAATTGCGTCAGTCGGTTGACATACCTTCGAGCCTACAGAATTCGGTACATGAACCCGCTTCGGCAAACGCCGGGCGGGTTTCGCGTTTAGCGATGGAGGCGGCCATGCACCCCGGCGCTGTAATGGCGCCAGACGAGAGAAGCCGATGATGGATGCTCAGATCAAAGTCGATCTTCGGCAGTTCAATCGATCCCTGACTGATATCGAGCGAAAACAGCTTCCCTATGCCATCATGCTCACGCTGAACGAGACGGCCAAGGGTGGGCGCCTCGAAGTCCAGCGAGAAATGGATCGTGTCTTTGACCGGCCCACCCCTTACGCAAAGCGGGGCGTCGTCTATGACCGGGCATCGCGGCAGAACCTGCGGGCAGCGGTTGTCGTCACCGGTGATCGCACCAAGGGCGGCTTGCCTGCGACGGCATTCCTCGGGCCGCAGATCGAAGGTGGCATGCGCACCCATAAAGCCTTCGAGCGGCAGCTCGTCGACCGCGGATTGATGCAGCGGAACCTGGTGGCCGTGCCAGCAAAGCGCGCGCCGCTCGATCGCTACGGCAACATGACGCAAGGGTTTCTCAACCGCGTCATGGCCGACCTGCAGATCGATTATCGTGGAGCTGGTGCGACCCGTACCCGCACCTCGTCGTCGCTCAAGCGGAACAAGAACTACAAGAACGCCCGGTTCTTCGTGCCGAAGCAGCCTTCGCACCTCCACCCGGGCGTTTACCAGCGCGACCCGGCAACGAACGCCATCCATCCGGTGATCCTGTTCGTGCCTCAGGTCTCGTATCGCATCCGCCTTCGCCTGCGCGAGGTCGTCGAGCGGTATGTGATCGCCAACGTCCACGATCATTTCGCCGTCGCCTTCCAGCGGGCGGTTCGGACGGCCCGATAGGTCCTCCGACGGTTCGCGGGTCCTTCCTGGCATCCGCCCGCCTGCGGGTATTTGGCACGGCGGAGGTTGTCCAGTCTGAGCGATTTTTTGAAGCCTAAAGTCAGAGCCTAAACTAAAGAGCCGGGCTAAAGAACGAGCGTTCCTAAAGATGAGCCTTGCAGCTGACATCATGACGAAGAGCGCGTTTGCGGCTCATGTCGGCGTCAGTGCCGGGCGCATCTCGCAGTACATCGCCGAGCGGAAGATCTTCGGCGATGCGCTCGAAGGCGAGGGGCGGAACGCGAAGATCCGCGCATCGGT